CTCTTAAAATCCAAATTAAATTCTTGGTATTTGTTTCAAAGTTGCTAACACTAATGCTCGTTGACATATCCCGGCTCGGAATATCTAACTCGCCAACTAATCCCAGGACATCCCGGGCATAACAGTTGTATTTGTTTACCGCTTCTGTGAATGTCATTTTTTCACCCTCGCTATAAAACAATCTAAATGCCCGTCCTGGATTAATCTTTTTTGTTTATCCAGGCACTTGGCCAAATCGTTGGACCGCATCACAACACGCGGCCCCTGGTTATCATATTCAATTATTACCTCGTACATTTTTATTTTTCCTTAATGCTGTGTATTACACATGGCTTTTTAACTGACTCATAAAACTCTTGAAGTATTACTTTGATTGGCAGTTTGTCCTGGTGAATTAAAATAAAACCTCTAGTCTGTTGTTTATTATCTAAATAACTATTTTTTTCTTTTCTAAATCTGTATCTAATTTCTGTTGACATTTTTATTTCCACCTCTCACATTCTAGGAACTGATCGCATATGTTCCAGGACTCGGAATCTTTAGGAACCAGGACATGGGCACCATCAAACCAATCCATGTACCAATATTCGATTATGTCTATTTCTTTGTCCTGGTCGAAATAAATGCGGAACTCGTCAGATGGTCCGCCCCAGGATAACTGCAGTCGATAATATCCGGCCTCTCTGCCCTCGCTATCTACATAATCCCAGGATAAGGCGGTTTGGTTTACATAGTCGAATAGATCATCATACTCGTGAAAATAATCTCCCCGCTTTTTGTCTAAAACTTCCAGGGCAATTCGTTGGCCCTCGGTTGCGTCCTGGTATTCCTCGAAGAACTCCCGGGCCGATTTATAATCGGATTCAATGTTGTTGAATTTGTCTTGGACTAAGTCCTGGCATGTTGGTTGTTGGTTTGCGTTTATCATTTGGCCACCTCAAGTCTAAGGCCATACATATAGACATCTAATTTAATAGCTATCTTTTCTGCTGGTTCATCTGATGAGTCAATGACAATGTTTCTAAATCCTTCATGTATTAAACAATCATCAAAAATTAAACCGCTTCTTTTTTCGAATATGTCGGCTATAAGGTCCAACTTGTCGCCCTTGAATCCAGGACTGTTATTTGTGTTGGTTAAGTTATTCATTCTTTTTATCTCCTTAAAATGCCCAGGTATTCCCTAGGTTTCTTGATTCTCGCATAGGTAATATCAGAATGTCAACTTTTTTTTAAAAAAGATGATTAACTTACTCAGAACTGCATTAAAATAGGCTATGCCGAACAAACCAGGAAGAAAGAAAATCAAATTAAATGACCCGGATACCTTGGCCAAGATTGTGCAACTTGGTTCCCAGGGTTTGACCTCAGGCCAAATTGCAAGATGTCTCGGTGTCTCCTGGTCAACTATTGATAGACGCAGAAAAGAAAATGCGGAAATTGAGGAAGCTATAAAAAAAGGGGAAGCCTTAGGCGTAGAAAAAATATCCAACGCTCTTATGACTTCCGCACGGGATGGCAATGTCACTGCACAAATATTCTACTTAAAGAACCGGGCCCCGGATCAATGGGCAGATCGTCAAGAAGTAAATCATAACCTGGACCTGGCCGGGATCTTATCGAACGCAAACTCCAGGATCCTGGACGTACGCCCGGACGAGCCACAAGAACAACTCAATCTCCAGGACGCACGGGAACGCACGAGCGAACGCACGAGCGACCAGGAAGGCCAGGACGACTATATAGACAATTCGGACGAGGCCTCCTTTTAGTGCCTTCCCTTTTCTCCCCAATGACGCTGAGAGAATCCAGGCCCCGTCCGTTCGTGCGTGTGTGCGTGTGTGTAATAAATAGAGGATTAACGATTTGACCCCCCCCTTTCGTGCGTGGGGGGGGCGTATATACGTATAACTGTTGAACTAAAATTTTTTAATTTTTTTGAAATATGAAATATCCAATTAACCAAGAAAGAGAATTAATGACCGCAGTTTGGTCACTTAACATCAAAGATGATCCATTAAACTTTGTTAAATTTGTCTTCCCCTGGGGTGAAAAGGATACCCCCCTCGAACATTTTACTGGTCCTCGTAAGTGGCAGGAAAAAATTTTGCGAGATATTGCAAACCATATTAGAAAAAACGAAGCCATTGATTTACCAGAGATGTTTAGATTGGCAGTTGGTTCAGGCCGGGGTATTGGAAAGTCTGCATTAGTCTCTTGGATTATTTTATGGATGCTTTCTACCAGGTTAGGAGCAACCATTATTGTTACAGCTAACACAGAACAACAGCTTAGAACTAGAACATGGGCAGAATTAGGCAAATGGCTAACTTTATCAATAAATTCTCACTGGTTTAACAAGACTGCTACCGCAATAAAACCAGCACAATGGTTCGAAAATGCACTCGTTGAGGACCTAAAAATCGATACTGGTTACTATTACGCACAAGCACAGCTATGGAGCGAAGAAAACCCGGATGCGTTCGCTGGTATTCACTCATCATACGGAGTTTGTTTAATTATGGACGAGGCTTCCGGTATACCAGCACCCATATATTCCGTATCCGAAGGATTCTTTTCCGAACCCACGAAAAATCGCTTTTGGTTCACCTTTTCTAACCCACGCAGGAACTCAGGACCTTTCTACGATTCCTTTCACTCCAAACGCAAGTTCTGGAAAACCGAACAAATAGACTCACGCACGGTCGAAGGCACGGACAAAGAACTCTTCCAACGCATGATCGAACAATATGGCGAAGATTCTACTGTTGCCAGGGTCGAAGTTATGGGCGAATTTCCGTCCGCAGACGATGATACTGTCATACCTATGGAACTTGTCCGAACAGCCATGGGCAGAGATGTGTCTCTCACCGCATCTGAGCCTATTTTATGGGGATTAGATGTTGCGAGGTTTGGTGGTGATAACTCTGCTTTGTGCATACGCCAGGGAAATACTGTTTTTGAAATCATTACTTTTCCGTCCATGGATTTAATGCAATTGTGCGGAGCGGTAAAAAATAGATTTGACGATGCTACTGTCATGGAGCAACCGCAAGAAATATTAATTGATGTGATTGGTTTAGGTTCCGGAGTGGTTGATCGTTTGCGTGAGCAAAACCTTCCCGTGCGTGGCGTAAATGTTGCCGAGTCACCGAGTACCAAAAAAAATTATTTGAACCTTCGTGCGGAACTATGGTTTGCAGTTAAAGACTGGTTGGCCCAAAGAGATTGTCGTTTACCAGAGGATGATGAATTAGCATCTGAACTTGCATCACCGCAATACAAATATACTTCTAGCGGAAAAGTAAAAATAGAATCGAAAGATGAAATGCGAAAGCGTGGCATAAAATCTCCGGACAAAGCAGATGCCCTTGCATTGACCATGGCAAGTTCTGCCGCAAGTTTTAGTGGAAGCGAGAGTTATTTCGGTTATAATTTCAAAAAACCTTTAAAATCTCGAATCATACGAGTGGGATAGTTTTGCTTACATGGATGAGACCAAAAAATCATTATTAAGATTATTAGAGAATAAAAAAATTTTCTTGCCTACTGTGGTTCAAGAATATTTAGATTCTTCTGCATCATCTCTTACAGAAAAACAATTAAAAGGTCTTTTGGATGAAGCACATCTTCAAGAATATAGCTTGTTAAGACAAAGAAATGATCCGGATGCAATGTATACAAGTCCTGAATATATTAAAAAAGATGTAAGTAATAATGTGTATGAAAAAATTGGCAGAGCGACTGAACCTAAAAGCATTTACTCATATACAGAACCATCTACTTTAGAGGCTTTAGCAAAAAAAATGAAAGCTCAGGCCTATTATCATAAAGATAAAGATGAGTTAGTTTATCCAAGCACTTCAGTTTTAAATCAATTAATTAACAATAATCCAGAGTTAGCTTCTAAAATTTCGAAAGAAACAGAAGCACATGAATATATGCACAGAGGATTCAAAGAGTCTCCAATTAGACAGCCAACAGTTGAAAACATTTACAATAGAAAATACTCTCCAGGAGTAAGTGAATCAGACGAGCATTTATATATATATGCAAAAACATCGCCAGAAAGATTAGAGGAGATTAGACAAAAATTTTATTCAAACATTGATAAAGATTCTTTTGATGCTGGTGTTAAAAAAATTATTAAAAGAATAGATAAAAAAAGAGCTAAAATAGCAAAAGAACAATTAGAGGATATGGTAAACAAGTTCTGATATTATATGTTCTTAAATTAGGTAAAATAAATGGCAAAAGATTACGAAGACAAAATGGAAGATGTGGTTAGTGCAGAAACTGACATGGAACATCTTGCTGGTGTTATTAAATCAGAGATGGATGATGCAAAAGATTTCATTCATCAAGTAGGTGCAGAACGAGCAGAATCTACAGAATATTATTTAGGTGAACAACCACAAGCACAATCTAGTATGCAGTCTGAATTTGTATCGACTGATGTTAGAGACAGCGTACTCTTTATGTTGCCATCTATTATGCGTACATTTTTTGGTACTAAAAAAATTGTAGAATTTGTACCGCATGGCCCGGAAGATATTGCTATTGCAGAACAACAAACTAATTATGTTAATTACATCATTCAAGAAAAGAATCCTGGCTTCCAGGTTTTGTATGACGCTTTTAAAGATGCTTTGGTTAGAAAGAGTGGTTTTGTAAAAGTTTTTTGGGATGATTCTATTTCAGCATCTACCAGCGAATACACAGACTTAGATCCAATGTCATATCAAGCTTTAGTTCTTGATCCAAATGTGGAGATTGTTAAAGAATCTGTCACCATGGAAACCATTACACAAATGGATCCTTTAACTGGTGAAGAAGTAACGCAAGAAATTCCAACTAAGTATGATCTAACCATTCGTAGAATTAAAGCCAAAGACCAGGTATGTATTGAATCAATACCACCGGAAGAAGTTTTAATTTCCAGGAACGCTAGAGATTTAGAATCTGCATCTTATGTTGCACATAGAATGATTAAATCTGTTTCTGATTTGGTTGCTATGGGTTATGACC